GCTGCTTGAAGGATGAGCGGAACACAGCCGAGCCCGAGGGGTCAGCTCCGTATTGTGCATGAACGTAACGCTTGACCCAGTCTTCACCATTAGACCGTGACAGGCGCTCATAGTACTCCCGGCCACCCGGTAGGTTGTCGATGTTCTCGGCGTTTTCTTCTAGGCCACCCGGTTGGATGAAAACCTGCCAGTCTGCAGGTACATCTTGGTCCATGAGCTTCCACCACTCGCTGCCAACAGTCGGCATGTTGGTGTCAGCGATGATGCCGAACCAACTTGGGCCACCTTGAGCCTTGGATGGGTAACGGCCACAGCGTCCCGCGATAGCAGGTACGAGCGCGACGTCGATTTCGATACATTCTGAGAGCCATGCACCCGTGAGCTGGGACGATAACAGGCGTCTTTGGTCCTCAACGTCCTCCAATGGGATCAAAACCCACTCACTTTTGACGTCTCCGATGGTGATATAGACGGTGTTTTCGGACACTTTATAGGTCGCAATACCCTCTAACCACGTCGTAATGTCCTTCAAAACGGTCATTTTTAGCTGTGAAAGGGTCTGTCTGAGGATGGCAAAACGGGTATGTCGGAAGCCATCTGGACCCGGTTTTTGCTCACAAGCACGCCTAAAAAGCTCAAAAAGGCACGCTGTTGTCTTACCAGAGCCCACCGGACCAGCGATAAGGCGGAAAAATGCCTCTGATTTCATGAAAGCGGCGCATGTAGGCGGGGCAGTGAAGTTGATGTTGGGCATCAATGGGCCTCTTCGGCGTCAATTACTATGGGTGGTAACTGCTTCTCAAAGGTAAGCTTGCTGTCCTGACCGAGATTGATGGTCACGGAGAACTTCTCACCCATGCCTTCCACACCGACACCATTCTTGGCGAAACCGGCGAGGTCGCGAGCGAGTTTGCCCGCTTCGATCTTTGCGTTGAGGTTCTCTGAGCGGTCGTGCATACGCATGTTCAGCTCAGGGAGCCACTCTTCTAACATAGCTGCCGCCTTCAGCTTCACACGCTCGTGTGTATTAAGAGAGCCGTGCCATGCCGAGGCTTCGCTCTCTAGGTAAAGCTGGAAACGGGGGAGGGCGGCGATACGCTCGAACTGGTCTTTGGTGATATTGTGAGTGTTTAGTATTTCGTCGAGCGGTCGAATATCCATTGCGATTTCGCGAGCGAGTTTCAGAAGTTCAAGCTCACTAATCTCGCTTTCGGTTGTAACGAGGGCAGTCATTCGAGCTCCCACTGGGGATGAATAGTTGTCAAGTGGGGTCACCATACTGTATCTAGTGTAGGTTCGTCGAGCTGGGCGAGCGCAACGGAACATATTTCATGGCTGAATTAGTCGGAATGGGCGTCCTTCGAGTAGTGGGACCAGCCAAACTTACAGCCGCAATGAAGGCGGCTGATGAGGAGCGCGCACAGCAGCAGGATGCTTCGCAACAGCCCGCGATGACGAGCTTGGCTCAGTATATCCGCGAGCAGTTCGACATCATGAAGAGGCACCGGAACTCAGGTAATGCTGGGTGGACGGAGCGTCTTTTGCGAGCTCTTCGCGTGTTTAAGGGTCAGTACGATCCGACGCAGCTTGCCGAGATCCGCAAGTTTGGTGGGTCGGAAGTGTATGCCCGCATCGTGGCCATGAAGTGCCGAGGTGCCTCGTCACTCCTTCGCGATGTGTACTTGGCACCAGACCGTCCGTGGGGCCTCGACCCGACACCGGACCCGGATATCCCCGAAGAAGTTCTCCAGTCTGTCCAGATGCTCGTACAGTCTGAACTGTCAATGCTTACGGCGCAGACCGGACAACAACCTGATCTAACTCAGGTCCGTGACCGTACAACTCAGCTCGTTGAAGCGGCGCGTCAGGCAGCTAAGAAGCGCGCCAAGAACCGTACGCGCCTCGCTGAGGACAAGGTCGACGAGATCCTCATTGAGGGCGGGTTCTACAAAGCACTGTCGGAGTTTTTGTCGGATCTTCCGCTGTTCCCATTCGCTGTGCTCAAGGGTCCGTTCGTTAAGATCGTACCCACAGTGCAGTGGAAGAACGGTCAAGCTGTGGTGATGCAGAAGCCACGCCTTATGTGGAAGCGCGTTTCTCCATTCGATATCTGGTGGACGCCGGGTGTCTCCGACATCGAAGACGCAGCAGTCATTGAGCGTGACCGCATAACACGCACGGACCTTAACGACCTCCTCGATCTTCCCGGCTACAACCATGACGCCATCCGAGCAGTGCTCGATGAGTATGGTCGTGGCGGTCTGAACGAAGATTGGGATGCGTCGGATAGCGAGCGTGCTGTTAACGAGAGCCGCGAAGATCCGCACGTAAACCAGTCTGGGATGCTCTCAATCCTTGAGTTCCACGGCAATGTGCAGGGTCGCATGTTGCTCGAATGGGGCATGGACAAAGAGCAAGTACCCGATGCGATGCGCGATTATTTCGTGCAGGCGTGGCTGGTCGGACGCCATATCATCAAAGTTCAGATGAGCCCGAGCCCGCGCAAGCGGCATAACTATTTCGTTACGTCGTTCGAGAAGGTTCCCGGCACGGTTGTCGGCAACGCTCTTCCCGACATTCTCGACGATATCGAAAGCGTGTGTAACGCTTCGCTGCGCGCTCTGGTTAACAACCTGTCTATCTCGTCCGGCCCTCAGGTCGTCGTGAACGATGACCGACTGTCGCCCGATGAAGATGGCGAAGAGCTCTATCCATGGAAGCGCTGGCACGTTCAGAGCGACCCGATGGGTGGTGGCGGTAGTTCTAAACCCGTCGACTTCTTCCAGCCGAACTCAAACGCTTCGGAGCTGCTTGGTGTCTACCAAAAGTTCTCAGAGATCGCCGATGAGATCTCGGCAATCCCGCGTTACCTCTCTGGCGCTGGTGCAGGTGGTGCGGGCCGGACAGCCTCCGGTCTGGCGATGCTTATGGGTAACGCCAGCAAGGTTCTCCAGACCGTTGCGTCGAACGTCGACCGAGATGTCCTCGATCCGCTTCTGAGGCAGCTTCTCGACATGCTGATGCTCACCGATCCTACAGGCATCCTGCAGGGCGATGAGACCATCAAGGTCATGGGCGTCTCTGTTGCAGTGCAAAAAGAAACGCAGCGTTCGCGTCAGCTTGAGTTCTTGCAGATCACAGCTAACCCGATTGATACCCAGATCATGGGTCCGAAGGGTCGCGCGTCTGTCCTCCGGTCTGTCGCTTCAACCATCGGACTGGACGGTCATCCGGTTGTTCCGAACGAAGATGATCTCGACAAGCAGATCCAGCAGATGCAAGCTATGGCTCAGGCTGGGGCGCAAGCTCAGGGTAATCAGGCACCACAAGGCGGGAATGTCACTGGCGACATGGGTCCGCGCACTAACATCGCAGGGGGTTCCCAGTGAAGACAAAGCCGAATACCGACGCTGGTAAGTTGGTGAAGATCAACAGCTATGAGCAGGGCGGTCTTGTTTCTATTAAGATCTGTACCTCTGGTTCGTCAGATTACTCGAAGGGCAAATCCATGGAAAAGGAAGAGCCTGAAGAGGAAGAGGATGAAGAGGAAGAAGACTAATGGCTATCAAGTTCACAAAAGTCTCTTCCAAGCCACCACGCGCTAAGGCGATTAAAGGTGGCGAAGTATCAGCTCCGCAGCTATCTCAGCTTCGCGGTAAAGGACAAAACGCTGGCGGGTCACCAAACGACCTTCGCAAGCTGTTTCCAAAGAGTTCCCGTTCTATTCCGAAAGTGAAGGTTCCTTCCTTCAGTGACGGCGGAATGGTGAATACAAGCAACAACTATAAGAAGGGTTGTTGCTGTTAACCTTGGCCAAGGTACAGGAGTAGTGGCAATGAAGTCTAAAGTGACGAGTGGTCCGAAGGTCTCCTTCGCGACTGGTGGTGGTAAAGGCAAGATGACGGGCAAGAAGGTTCTTGACCAAGCGGCTGGCCGTACAGGCCCGACGGGTTCGGCTACAGGCCAGTTCCCGATGGGTGGTAAGGGCAAGATGGCCGGTAAGGGCGCTTCTACGCCCGCTAAAGCCCGCTGAGTGTCTTCGTGAAGAAGCCCTCGGTTAGAGACTATCGGAAGGGAGAACCAATTCTCCCTTCCAGAAAAGCAGTGAACGAGCTGACTAAGTCAGGCTCAATCACTAATTACGCCAAGCTGACACCCGCTGATGCCTCAGGCAAACAGCAGGTCAAGCTGCGTAAAATGTATGGTGGTCGATGAGTGATCGCGACCTAATTCTCGCTGCCGCAAAGTTAGCGAGAACTGCCCCCGAGACTTGGAATGAGTTCTTGGGGGCATTTGTTTCCTACACAGATATCCAAATCTCCAACTGTGTCTCGTCGCCGCTAGAAGAACTTCAGCGAGCCCAAGGCCGTGCTCAGAACGCGAGTACGCTCCTTCGTCTTTTGCGTGAAGCTCTCAAGAGTGCCGACCAGATCGAAAGAAAGACGAAATAATGGATACCAACCGAGTTGACCCGAATGTTAAAATCCCCGCCGCTGTACTAGCCGCTGGGGCCAAGGCAGATGCGTACTACCAGCAGGAAGCTGCTGCTCAGGATACCGAGAATGGGAACACGGAAGAGAAGCCAGAAGAGATCGCCTCTGAAGCCTCGAACCAAGAAACCATTGAAGCTACCCAGACAGAGGCCAAGGAAGCCCCTATTACGGGAACTCCTGAACAGCCTAAAGCAGAAGATGAGCAGTCTTGGGAACATCGTTATAAGTCGATGAAAGGCCGGTACGACCGCGCCAATGAACAGATGAGATCGCTCTCTGAGCAGGTTGCCAGCTTGCAGAACGTCATTGCGACGATGCAGGTTTCCTCTGCTGCACCGGCAGAGAAAGGCGAAGAAGCTGCGATTGAACGCTTGATTACCCCAGAAGAGGAGAACGACTACGGTCAGGAGTTCCTCAAGGTTGTTGGTAAGAAAGCAAAGGAAGAACTTCTTCCAGTAATCAACAAGTACGAAGCTAAGATCGCCGAACTTGAAGCACGTCTTCAGGGAGTAAACGGCTATGTCGCACAAGATGCGCGTACCCGTATGCTCTCGTCACTAGATGAAAAAGTGCCCAACTGGCGTGAAATTAATAAGGATGAGAACTTCCTTACTTGGCTCCAGTTGCCAGACCTTTATTCTGGTGCTATTAGACATGAACTATTGAAAGCCGCGTTTGAGCGGAACGATACCCCTCGGGTGCAGGCTTTCTTTACAGGCTTCCTCGCTGAAGAGGCTGCTTTGGACCCCGCGAGTGCGGAGACAGGCCGGACAGAAGCTCCCGCCAAGATGTCTCTGGAAAACCTAGCGGCACCGGGCAGAGCCAAGTCTGCGGCAGCGACATCTGCTCCCGCTGAGAAGCCCATCTTCACGCGCGCTCAAATCGCGAAGTTTTACGCTGACGCGGCTGCTGGAAAATTCAAAGGCCGTGATGCGGATCGGGATCGCCTAGAAAGGCAGATCTTCGAAGCTGAGCGAGAAGGGCGCATCAGATAACCTTCTCTGAGGAGCCACTACAATGGCAATCAATCAAGCTGGTTCGGGTACTACTCCCGTTCTTTGGCCCGCTGGTTCGTCCGGTTCGGGTAACTTCTATACGACCGGTTTCGTTCCTGAAATCTGGTCGGGCAAACTTGTCGAAAAGTTCTACGCGAACACCGTCCTGTCGGCGATCTCGAACACCGACTACGAAGGTGAAATCCGTAATCAGGGCGACAAGGTCAAGATCCGTACGAAGCCGACGGTTTCGATCAAGGACTACCGCCTCGACGGCGACCTCGAAATCGAGCGTCCGACGGGCAACGTCCTCGAGCTGGCCATCGACAAGGGCAAGTACTTTGCTCTCGCGCTGGACGACGTCATGGAGATCCAGTCGGACCTCAACATCATGTCGATGTGGGCTGACGACGCTTCGCAGCAGTTCAAGATCACGGTCGACACGGACGTCCTCAAGGGCATCCTCGGTCAGGCCAATGTGAAGAACCGTGGCGCAACGGCTGGTCAGATCTCGGGCAACATCAACCTCGGTGCCACGACCTCTCCGCTTGCCCTCAAGGCTGCGAACCCGGCTTCTGGCGAAGTTGAAGTTCTCGACGCCATCCTGCGCATGGGTCAGGCTCTTGACGAACAGAACATCCCGGAAAGTGGCCGTTGGCTCATTATGCCGGTTTGGGCTGCTAACCTCGTCAAGCGCTCGGAACTGCGTCAGGCTTACCTGACGGGCGACAGCGTCACTCCGCTTCGTAACGGCCTGATCGGTCAGGTTGATCGTTTCACGATCTATACCTCGAACCTGCTTCCGGCTGGCGTTGCTGGTGGCCTCGCCGCTGGCGAATACGCCATGTACGCGGGTCATGCCCACGGACTGACGTTCGCCTCGCAGTTCACGAAGGTTGAAACGATCCGCTCTGAGCGTTCGTTCTCGAACATCCTCCGTGGCTTGCAGATCTACGGCTACAAGGTCGTCGACAACATCGCTCTGTCGCAGGCGATCATCACTAAGGCGTAAGCCTGAGAACTCCCCCCGGCTCGGTTGCCGGGGGGAGTTTCTTCTTTCTTGTGGGGCTCTGATGGCGCTTGATACCGTAAACGATTACATCGTCTCGGCCCGACGCCTCCTCTTAGACGAGGTGGAGCCGTACCGTTATCCTACGGCTGATCTGGTTGAAGCTTTTAACTTCGCGTTTCTAGAAGCGCGTCGACTGCGCCCAGATCTCTTTCTTGCCAATTTTAGAGGCCAGCTTCCTAGTTACTCTCCTAGTAACTTGACTGCGTCTGTCTCCATTGATCCTCAGTATCGGCTGGCGTTCTTGTACTTCATGTGCGGGTTTGCCCAGCTTCGCGATGACGAGGCTACGCAGGATCAGAGAGCCTCTGGCTTCATGGCTAAGTTCATCGCTCAGCTCCAGACAATTTCGGCGTGAGGTCTAGATGGCAAACGCAGACTTCAACCGCCTGATGGATCAACTCAGGGTTCGACTTCCCGGTGCCTTGGACGGCACTTTGAAGCTTGAACTATTCTCGGTTATGGATGACTTCCTGCAGTCTACTAACTGCTGGCAAGAAGAGATTGCATTTGAGGTCAATCCTAACGAAAAGACATACTACGTTTTCACGATTGCTAACGCAGGCATCACACGCTTGATGAGCATTACGACGGCGGCAAAATCCCCTATCGCCGCCATGATGCCTGAGCCGGGTACAATCGTGCTGCATAATGATCCAGCTAAGGTAGAAACATACATCGCTACTGTGTCTCTTACTGTGACTGATCCAACTGACAACGAGGGGTATCCTGAGTTTCCAGAATGGATTTTGGGCCGCTATGCAAACGAGATCCTTGACGGGGTCTTAGGGCGAATGATGAGCCAAATTGCCAAGCCTTATTCGCAGCCTCAACTAGCTTCGTTCCATATGAAGCGGTTTTCTCAAGCTGTCGGTCGGGCTACAGCCGCAGTTCTCCATGGGAATGTATATGGCGGTCAGCGTTGGATGTTCCCTCAGACTTTCGCGTCTCGTAGAAAATTGCAGTGGTGATCCATGGCCAGTAAGATCAAGCTAGTCCAAGGCGATACACGACCGCAGATTAAGTGCGTGATTACGGATGCGAACACCGGGGATATCGTGGATATCGCTGGGTCTACTGTGCTCCTGAAGTTCCGCGCGTCTGGATCGTCGACAGTTCTTTTTAACCTGACAGGCTACCTGCAGTCTGGTTATGAAGACGCTGACGGTAACGTCACTCAGGCTCTTCCGGGTCAGGCGTACGCTGTGCCGGGTTCTGGCGGTCGCGTTGCATTTCAGTTCTCTACTGGCCAGCTCAATATCCCAGCCGGTCAGTACGAAGGCGAAATCGAAGTCACATTTCCGGCTCCAAACGCTGGTATTCAGACCGTCTATTCGCCCCTTATCTTTCAGGTTAGGAAGCAGTTTTGACGAAGATCGACAGCCTGCGCCTCAAAGCTGTAGCAGCATACTCGCTGCTTAAAGCTCGTGCGCGCGTAGAGGCTGTCGAA